CCCGTCGTAATACTTCCTGTAACAAATGTAGCATCATTCCATGCTACATCCAAATATGGAGAATAAATTGTATTAGTATTTTTACTGAAAAATTTCAGCATGAAACCATATGCCGTTCCAACTAATTCATCGGAACAATATACAATAAACCCATAATTAGGAATTTCTCCACTAATCCATTTCATGACAATTGGCGTTACATCCATTCGTACATCAGCCGATTGTTGCGAAAAGTCCTGCTTACATGTATCTTCTAAATGCCACGTTCCTCCGCCATAGCCAAATACAACTGGAAGTAATTCGGGATTGTCTATAAAATTTATAGCAGATTTAGGTCCGGTTAAAATAGTATCATTCCACTTAATACCATCGTTTTTATCTCGATATATCCAATTTGCACCTCTATCGGATCCTCCATCCGATAAATAACCTATTCCTTTATCCCAATCTTTACTAATAGGAGAAGCATAAATTGTATATTCAAGTGGAAGTTGAAATTCATTACATATTTTTATATTCAAATAAAATTTAGGATCTGTTATTTCACCATTAGCTATTGATTCGGATATTTTATTTAAATTAAATTTTAATAATGAACGATATACATATTGAGAATTTACTACTTTCCAGTTTTTTTCTGTTCGAACATCAACTCCCGAACCAGTTCCTTGTAAACATCCGTTAATTCTTACAAGTTCTCCATCAAATTTTTCGATAAAATCAGGTGCAATAATTGATCCACTAATCATTCCTGAAATTTCACTTCCCTCTATATTACCACTTATTTCTACTGGTACACTATCTATAATTCCTTTAAAATATGAAGAAGTAAATGATAAATTTTCTCCAATTATCGATCCCGTAGCAAATAAAGCCTCTCCATAGAAAGAACCTTCAAAATTTCCTGTAAAAGATTCTACTCTCCCAGTTAAAATTTCATTTTTATAAAAATATTCTTTGGTTTCACTGAGATATGGTCTGGGAGAATTAATGGTGCCCACCTGTAAAATTTCGTCGAGACCAAAATTTTTCTTTTCTAATCCTTGATGATTAGTTATAAAAGTATCTTTTTCGGGATAAATAAAATGATGCATAATTATATTCCTTTATCTGCTGGAATTCTAGTCATAATATTACCTTCTGGTTCCAATTTAAATCCATGTTTACCATACAAATTTTTTAAAAATGTCGTAGTTATTTTTCGCTTTTCTTTAGAATTCATTAAATCTATCATAGGAGCCGGTTCTAATTTTAATATTAAACCGGCTTCATCTGCTGCCGCCGTAATTGCTTTTAATATTTCTTTGGCCTTTCCTTTATTCCTATATTCGGGATTTGTTACCATTGCTTGCATAACATACCCATGTTTTAATGGTTGGCTCGGATCTCCAAGCCAAACACGGCCTTTATACACATATATATCAGTTCGATCTAATGCTACTTTAATTGTATGATCTTTATCTGTAATTGTAGGATAAATATAGCCATGTCTTCTAAATGCATGTTCTGACCTTGCCGGATCATGAAATTCGAGGCCATATTTTGGAAGTATAGAAATAAATTTATCTATTATCCCATCTCCACTTTCTCTCAATAAAGACTTTAGCCGAATCATATATCTATAAATATGAAAAAATGAGAGAAATTCCGGGATTATTTTTATATTCTAAAATTATAAACAAGCGCCTATTATATCGGAACTGGGGAATTTAACTTCAAAAACTGAAGGATCTACAGAAGGATAAATTATACCATTTTTAGTAGCAGCTTTTATATCATATTCCACAGGCGAATAATCTCCATCTAACGATGTTTTATTTGTAATTTTAACATTAACTACAGATTGAACTCCATTTACTTTAGCAATTTCTAATTGTAATTGGCTTAAATTAATAGGTTGAGAAAAGTTCCATTTATCTATATTAAAGAAATTTTGAACGGTTTTTATACAACTTAATAAAACATCTTTTTTATTATATCCTTTATATACTGTAATAGAAAACTCAACCCCAATATTTATAATATATCCATCGATAATATTAATTCCATCGGTAATTATACGATATTGTTTAAGATATGTAATAAGATTTTTTATTAATGCTTTATTTGGTTTAATAAGACGTTTTTGAGAATCATATGATAATATATAGACATTAATAGCAAAAGGATTTGTTATATCATATGATACTTTCCTGAAATAATTATTAACTCTATTATCAATAACAGATCCATTATTATTTGAATCAATAACCCCATCTAAAATTTTATTTATCCCTATATTTAAATTAGAATCCGATACAATTTGCGCTTTGGCAATTGATCCAAATTGAGGAGGAAGAGAATAGATTCTTACTAAATAATCATTTTGAGTTACGGCACGATTTTGAGATGCAAAATGAGCCATTGCATTTAATTTAATTTCTTCATTTGTTTCGGCATCTTTCCCCCCAACCACAGGTTCCATATTGGTTACTTGTAATGAATTTTTGACAGTATTTAATAATTCGACTTGTTCCGGAAGAAGTCCTTCGGATGGATTATCAAATAATACTGAAGCTACATTTTTTATTTCATCACTTTGACAATTACTATTTAATCCGCCACCTATTAAATATGTAATAGTCAATACAGTGTTTTGAGGTGCCATGCCATAATTTTCATTACTAAGAAAATTGCTCGGATCTAGCGGAATATTAACTCTGGAAGAGTTAACCAACCCCACTCCAAGTAAATTAGAATCAAATGTAACAATTTCATCGCTCGTTCCACTTATTCCCGCCCCAAATTGAATATAAGTGTAATTTTCTTCATCTACATTAACAACAAATCGACGGGACGTTTTTAAATATTTTAAAATATATGGAACTGAATCTCTATATTGAGACAATGAACCTTCATATTGATCAATATTAGGCACTGAAATGGGTACTAATTCTTGTGCCAAATATTCCGTTTCATACCAATTATTATCATCTGAGTCCACAATACTCAAAATAGAAAGTACATTTTTTTCTCCCAATTTAACAGTAAAATATGGAGAAGGAGATCCAACAACTACTTCTTTAGTATAAATTTGTCCAGCACTAACCGATCCCTTTTTAGTTAATAAGAAAAATAATGGGGTTCCATCTGGATTGCGAGAATATATTTCCTCTTTTCGGGGAGATGCAGCCGTATTAATAGAAAAATCAACTACAGAATTTAAAATAAAATAAGCATTCTCATTCGTTGAAAATTGAGAATTTTCTTTAATTATTAACATGTAATCTGGATCGGGGAAATAATTTCCCATTCCATCATCTGCCGCCGGACATAATTGCATTAAAGTAATTTCACCAATTGCTGCTCTTGCCGGTTTGATTTTATATCCCATTTGAGAGGCTAAAGAAACTATATTTTTTCTTTCCGTAACCGAAAACATTTGCCCCTCTTTAAAGGCATAATCAGTATAATAACTTAAAACATCTCCAACATATGCCACCTGTTCAATAAACATCATTCCGGGAGAAGCGGGAGAAAAATCTTTATATGTATGAGGAAAATACGTTTTAGAAAAATTAATTAATGATTCTCGAAATTGAGAAAAATCTCTATTAAGATACCGAACATCTTTACTATTTGGAGAAAAATCTTTTTGTATTGTATTAGCCATAATTAAATTTTTCCAGTATTAAGTACAATTTCTACCATATCCTCATAATTTATAGAATTTATTATAAAATGTACTGCTATATATAATTTATAAGTATCTCGATGATCTATAGTTTTATCATCATCAAAATATTTAACTTCGACATTAGATACACCTACTCCGGGAATCCATTGTGCAATATCTTCTTCAATAATCCGGCTTATTTTTTCAATAATAAATTGATCATTTTGTTCAAATATTACATTCCATAAATGACATCCAAATGTTGGATTCATTCTTCTTTCACCCGGTTTAGTTCTAATTAAATTAATAATATTCATGCGATATGCCGTGAAAGTATCAACCGATTGATCAAAATATCCCACTTTCCCTCGACGAAAAGGAAGTAAAATTCCAATTGGATTAGACATAGTGGAAATATTGGTTAAATTCATATTACTTTACAAAATTCTTTTTTTCATCTATTTTTTTCATTACTGCCGAATAATTTCGAGTTAACGCTCTGGCCACTGGATCGGCTAATGGAACTTGACGAGCAACATCTAATGCTGATACCCCCTCGGGTAAAGATTCTAATGGAGCATATGTACTTTCTTGTCCTTCAACTAAATCTGGTGGACGAGAAATTTGTATATTTTTCATTCCATCAGAACCCGCTGTAGGCATTGTTGGCATTTTTGATAAAGAAGGTATTTCATTATCATCCATCATTTCTCCGGGACCAGTCATAGATATTTGAGGAATATTGGACGCTGCCATTGCTACTGATGGAGAATACCCTCCCAATTGCGCCGCCCCACCAACCATCCGCTCTCTTTGTCTTAAATCGGAAGTCGTTTCATTTAAAATTTGATTTATAATAGGATTGTTTGTATAACGTTTCGGAGAAGATTTTGATATATTCGACGAATTTAATTCATTTATTCCCATCGGATTCACTCCGGCAAATAACTCCCGCATAGATAATTCAAAATTTTCTTCACTATTTGTATTCTGTATTGTTTCATTAATTATTGAAGAATCAGGCGATTTTTGTAAATTTTCCACTATATTATGGATTTCTTCAGAAATCAAAGCAGGAAGCTGGGCTTTAAGCTCTTTTTGAACTTCTTTACGTACTAATAATTCAATTATTTGTGTAAGTTTATTGAATTCTTCTTTCTTCATATTTATAAATATATTTTATAATGTTATTATGTATTAACTTTATCTATGATTTTTTCCCCTAAATCCTCCCGGAACTCCTGTTCCGCTCCAGACATTAATTTTTACAGGAGGTTTTCCTTCTTCAATTTCGGCTCCATTTTGACCAGGAGCAAATCCTCCTCCTGTTACATATACCCTACGGCTCATTAAAGTATGTAATTTATCTCTTAAAGCAATGAGAGATTGAACTTGTACAGGTAATTGAGTTTGAGACGGAGATTCTTTCCCTGCATGTGTGTGGGAATGTATATACCAATGAGTATGTTTTAATAACCAGTTACATAATTCATATAACCAATTAACTGTAGTTTGTCCTAATAAAACGGGTTCGTCGGTTTTATCGTATTCTCCCAAATAAATTGCGGGAGAATTTAATACTATTTTTTGGTGAGTAGTCAGTACCATTTGTTCATGAGCATCAACAGTATATTCATTATCCGTAACTATGGCATATCTCTTTTTAGAATAATGAAACGTTTCACCATACCGGGAAGAAAAAATTAAACGGTCTGTATTAATTACAATCTGATCCCCATTTAATATTGGATATTTAAAATCACTTTTCCCTTTAAAAGCACCAACTTCTTCCCCTTTAACATCACTAAACATTCTTTTAAAACACGTCGTAACCCAATCACTTATAGTTAAACCGCTAGTAATGTATATTGAAGTGCCGTCATGATTAATATTTTCTTCAACATATCCCCCCACATTCTTTTCATGTACCGTTCCAATAACTGTTGCCGGATTGGGACTATGATTTAATGTTAATTTTTCTCCGGCCTTTAGAATTTTTCGTTGCCGGTTACGCATAATAATCATAGGATTTCCCGAATCTTTATAATCCGGATATTTATCATATCCTATATCATTTTTACGGTTCCTATCATATGCTCTAAAAATAATATTTTGCCCAAATC